TAGATAATGCTCATGTTTCAGGGAATATAGCTCAAGCATTTTTGGATGCTATAAATAAAGGTGTTACACCGGCACAATTAATACAATACATTGATATTTTAGGAGGTACGCCTAACACACCTGGTAGAACTCAAGAAATTATTACTCAGGCACAAAATTCATTCCGATTGTTCTTAGATGGTAATCCCGGTCCAATTACACCACAACAATTTGATTCATTTATACAAACTATACCAGAAAATTCTGAAGGCGCTACACAACCTTCAACTGAATCTAATTCTAATTCCAATTGTACAGATGAAATATTTAATGCAGCTAGATCACTTATAACTGAAGATGAGAATGATAAAACGAATGCATTATTGTTATATCCTGTTTGTGAAGAAAGAATTAATTCAATACCATTAGTTGGATGTTTAGATGATGGTATAAGACCATTAACTATTCAAACTTGTGCTCAAAGTTATGGAGGAGTAAATAAAACATGTCCTTCGGGTCAAACACCAACAAATTTAGAAGAAGAATGTAGTCAAGAAATATGTTGTACTCCCGATGGAACACCTGATGAAAATATATATCCAGCTGGAACAAAAATAATGTTTTGTTATAATCATTCTGAATGGACTAAATTAGAGAGTTTCTTAAGAGAAAAAACTGAAAGAGAAGGTGGTCATAAAGTTTTTTTTACAACAACTCAAAGAATAACATATGATAAAAATTCTCAGGCATTTATTGATGATCCAGATTCTGTTATTAAGAATAGTTTTATAACAGAAATTGAGAGAATATATATTTCTATTAAAGATGATGAATATTTCAATAATAATGAATCTATAAGAGAATATATTGATAATAATCCAGATTTCTTTGATGTAACAAGAATGGAACTTTTTAATTCAGAAAATGTTACATCAGTCCATATTTGTAGAGATGATACTGATGCTACTGATAAATACAGAGATCAATGCACATGGTATACAGATGTTCCGGAAGATGGTTTAGTTTACACACCTTGCTAATAATAAATCTTAAAATTTTTTTATATTTTTATTATATAATGAATAAATGTAAATTATATGTAATTGCATTTTTGTTAGGTATTTTAACTTTTTATTTATTAAAGAATAAAAAGAATGTTGAAGGATTAGATATAAATAATCCGGATGCAGTTGCATCGGCTGTCTTTAATGAATTAACTTTAAAAGGACTAGGAACTGATATAGGTGAAAGTTCTTCAGTTGATTCAGGTAGAATTAACACAAATAATAGAAATGGTCCCATAAGACTAACTGTTAAAGGTAAATTTGAGAGAGGTAGAATAATAGATAATGAAAATAATAATAATTTAAACGCTAATCCTCAATATGTGCTTTCAGTATTAAAAGAACATATTGAAAAGAATAGACAAAACCCTGTAAGAATGAATTTAAGCAGTATTGAAGAAATATATGATGGAACAATTACTATGGATTTTATAATTATGGGATTATCTTCTCAATTTAATGTCCCTGAAATATTAAGAGGAAATATCGGTTCCGGACATAATGATAATATAGATCCTTTACGTTTTCATAATGGATTTTATATATTAGGTGGTGAAGGTAATAATCCAGAAATTAAAATCGATTATGGTTCATCAGACTATATTTATAAATGGATAACACCTTCTAATTTAACGCAAGAATTAAGCATATTATTAGAAACCGAACGAAGTGATACTCAAAGTGGTATAGGATTAAACATTCATTCACAAGATATTAGTCATATTCCAAATCAAATAGCATCAGCTGGACAAAAACAAATTCGTTTTGATGTAGTAACTGATCTGAATGTAGGAATGGTGGTTTTTTTACCAAATAAAATACCAGCTTCAACCTTTATTGAAAGTATAACACAATCAGAAGATGAATCAGAAACTATTATTACACTCACAGAAAATATAACAAATGATATACAAATTAGTGATTCTGTAATTTTCAGACAAGGGACAATGACTGGTTCGGATACAGAACATAATTCAAACCAATTACAGTTAGGTAATTTTTGTCTTAGAAGAAATGCTGGAACTACTTTACCAACAGATGCTAGTGATAATCCTGATTTAAATTTAGAAATAGATTATGAAATAGAAAGAGAAGCTGATTGTTCAGAAAAGAATTATTCTCTTAATTTAAGAACATTTGATACAACTAAAAGGGTTTTTGCTCCTTGTAGGGATCATAATAGATTTTGTTCTATGTGGGCAAATGAAACATTATGTGAAATTAGTGATTATATGCAAGAAAATTGTAAAAGATCTTGTAATATTTGTCCTCATGAAGAAGAAATAGTAATACTTCCTCCAGATGTAACAAAATCAGATAAAAGGTATCATGATAAAGAAACTAATATGAATTGGAGAGATAGGAGATATAATGATTTTAATCAATATGATCATTTTTCTAGTTATAAAAGTCTTGGTATATTACCAGATTATGTAAATGGTTATAAAGAAGATTTAACAGGATATATTTCTCCAAATGAGAATATAAATAATATCGCAAGTATGACAATTTGTAAAAATGATCCAGATAATTATGTTGAAGAAATAATTTCTGATGTAGATACTTATGATAATTTAAAAAGTAGATGTGCTAGCACTTGTTATACTATGCTTGATTCATGTAGAGGATTTTCAACACATCAAACGTCGGAAGAAAAAGCTTGTAGATTTTATCAAAAATGTCATGAAGAAGCAGAAAGAGATATTATTAATGAAAGTATAAGAAATGATGATAATATGTTAAATCCTGGAACAGACAATACTACAAATATTGATTATTATTACAAACCTCCATTAGATCCACTGATGGGTGATACTTTAAGGACTGATTTAGAATCTGAAAGTTTATCTCTTTCAGAACAAGAAATAAGAGAACAGAGAATTTCACCGGCAAGATATAATAAATTTAACATATCAACAGGAACAGCAAATCGTTTTGTAAGATTTGATAATGATAATGATAATTTTTTATCAAGTATTTCATTTGATAATAAAAGTAATAAAGTTACCGGTTTAGATGCAATGAATGGTGTATATTATGAATGTGGTCCCGGTACTCCTACAAATAATCGGGGTGTATCAATATGCGTAAATCCAAGTAATAATTTTCATCAGCCTGATAATCCCAGACTATCATCAGAGATTACTGGTAAACATATTATACATCTTGAACATGATGATGATAAAAAGATTATATATAGTTATAATGATAATAAAGTTCTTACATTAGAAAATTCCCCTGGTACTCTCAATTACTCCAATGATCCTAGACTATTAGGAAATATTACAACACAAAATGTAAATGATGATAATACAAATATATATGCCAGTAAATCAAAATTTGATATAGTACATATCCAACAAAAAAATAATTTATTTTGTGATGATGATTTACTTTTAGATGATGATACCGGTGGCGTTAGCAATAAAACATTCTTAGATTGTAAAAATGCATGTTCATTTAATGAAAGATGTAGAGCATTTTCTTATCACGATTTAACAGCATCTGATGTTACAGATAATAACAATTGTCGATTATATAAAGGAGATTGTAGTAATCCAGATTCATTACTCGTTACTGCAGTTGGTGGTACTTTTGAAGTAAATGCAGAAATTTTTTTTAGAAGAACACCACCAAATTTAATTGATGCTCTTGATTATATGGCTTTATCAGAATTTAAAGAAAATTTAGTAGGAAATTATACTGGTGCATCAGGAATTACAGATGATGGGAAATGGAGAGATATTTCAGGGAAAGGTCATCATGCTAGAATTAATAATCTTCCAAATGTTAAAGTTTTGGAAGTTGGAAAAAATCCTATGGTTAGGATACAAAGATCAGAAGATACGAGTAGGCAAACAAGAGGAGCAACTGAATCACAAACAGATATAAGTGAAAGTTACCAAGATTTACTGGTAGGCTCATCTCAATTAGAAAGACATAGAAATGGTGGTCTAAAAGAAAGAACTAAAGTCTTAAAAGGTTTCACAACACACGAGCCAAATGAATCATATAGAAATGTAGCTTCTGTTGAATTTGATCAAGATTTAACTCCACATGATTACACAATTTTTTATATTACAAGATGGGGACCTGATTATGATAAAGATGATTTAAGAAAGATAAGGGTTAATAAACCTTGGTCAGATCCCGGAGAGCCGCCGTTGACGCGTGCCCCAAATGCGCCTCCTGGAATCAATAGCGAGGATGTTTACACCGAAGCACCAAATGTTTCAGATGTAGGTTTTAATATGAATAAAGGTAGAATTGTTACAAGTCATACAAAAGATTGGTTCTCTGGTCATTTTGGTGGAACGCCATATTGTACTGGAACTGTATCTGAAGGCGCAGTTGATGCCGCCGGGGAACTTGGTAGTTTTCAAACAGCCCAAACGAATACTGGATCATTTTTTGGAGGATTACCTTGCTATCAAACTTACGGTGTTGTTAGTGGAGCTGGAACAACCAATGGCGGTCTAAGATCTAGAGAAAGAGCTGAATCTTGGTGCGGGGGTGCGTGGAATACTACTTGTAATATGTCGGTTAGTAGTATCTCGAAGGAACTTTCAGGAACAGGTTATAGACCCCCTCCATATAATCCTGGTATAGTAGCATCGAATGGACTTTATTTATTAAGAGAATTAGGTCACATAAGATTAGGTGTAGCAAGACATGATGGACATTTTTTTGTATCAAATAATGAATCTTCAAATGCAGGTACCCCTCCTATGAGTCTTACTCATCATAATATGGAGTATAAACCAATAGAACATCACACGAATGAAGGTGAGTCCATAGATATTACAGCTAAAGGTGATGATACACCTGATCATATAGCAAATGATATTAAATATAAAGAAAATATTACAAGTTTCATTTTAGCGGCAGATATAGAAAGTAATATAATATCAACCTTACCTAAAAATGGGAATGACCAAGGTGTAAATGTACATTATACAAGACCTGGTAGATCCAATGATGATACTACATTTAAAATATCCATAAATAAACCCATTGATACTGATCCTTTAATTAAAGAAGAAATCAGTCAATACTGGGAGTGTGCTGAAATGGTTATTTTTAATAAAGAATTAGACATGACAGCCATAAAAAAGATTAGATCCTATTTATATTATAAATATTTTAATGAAACTGAATCGAGCAATCCAGTTCCAAAAGGTCCTAATGGAGGAGAACATGCACAACTATATAGTAAAAGTGATGCAAATTTTTTGGTTTATGATCCAAGATTACAGGCTTCAGAACCTCTACATTTTAGTGAAGGAGCACTGGAAGGTGAGAGGGGAAAATCAGTACTTTTCGAAAAAATTTCAGATCCTGAAAACACTAGGGGAGTATTAAAATTCGAAGCCAATGCACTGGCAGGTACATTATATAGTGATAAAAATATTATAAAAACATCAACTGTTTATAAAAAAGCTTCTAATATTGATAATAATTATCTTTACTCACTTGATGATGATGGTAATATACATGTTTGTAATCCAGCTGCTTAATGAATCATTGTGACTCGCTAACCCTTAGATATTGAATGATTAACATAAATTTTAGATAATAAATTATTTTTTTTTTATAAGTATTTAATATATTATGAATTTTACTAATTTATTAATTTTATTGGTAATATTAATTTTAATATTTTCTGTTTGTAATAAAAATGTTGAAGGTGCTGTTTTTAATGAAGACCCTAATATGTGTAGCACTGTAATATCAAGTGCCACAGATTATACATCAGATTATACAACATTAGCTTTACCTTTTAATATAGATGGTAAATTTACTGATATTGATGCAAGAGATAAACATTATTTATATGCTGTTACAGATAATCATGTGATATACAAATGTAAAAAACCTTGTAAATCAACAGATGGATTCGTTGATTGGGAAGTAGTTCCAATGGATGTGAGTGGTTATGATATAACAAGAATATTTTCTTCTGATGATTTCTTATGGGGACTTAATGAACTGGGAGAACCTGTGTATACATTTAAAGAAAATAATGAAATACTTGATGATTTTAGAAGAGAACTTGAACAAGATGTTAGTAATGAAATGGATAGTTATTCAGAATTAGAACCAAATGGTTATTGTAAAAAGGAATTAATTACAGTTAATAATATAAGTGATGTAATAGAAGCAAATGAAAGTTTAGAAAATTGTCAAGCACTTTGTAATAGATCTATAAAATCTCCAAATGGAGAAATTAGTTCAACAGAAGGAACAGCTTCTGAATATAGTGGAGTATGCGACTTTATATCATATAGTAATTCATTGAACATTTGTAATATGTATAAAGATGAAAGGAGAGCTGCTGGTATTGATGGTGTAAATTTAAATGCACTTCAAGGAAGTAATTGTAATAATGATGGTGCTAGAAATGAAAATGAAAATTTTACAACATATAAAAGGAATGCTATTGCATTAGATTTAAATAATCAGACACCCGGAATTAATCAGACATCCTAATTATCTAAATAAATAAATTATTTAAGAAAATAATTAAAGATAATTTAATTGATTAATAAAATATGACCGAAAGTTTTGACGATTTGAAATTAGATGATAATCTACTAAGAGGAATTTATTCCTATGGATTTGAGAATCCATCGCCTATACAAGGCAAAGCTATACCTATAATGAATGAAAAGAAAGATTTAATTGCTCAAGCCCAATCAGGGACTGGTAAAACAGGAGCATTTTCTATTGGTGTGTTAAATAATATTGATTTAACACAAGATTCTACACAAGTAATTATTGTTAATCCAACACATGAATTAGCAAATCAAAATTTTAATGTAATTAAAGAATTAAGTAATTTTATGGATTGTAGTGTTCAGACAGTAATTGGAGGAACAAGTGTAAAGAAATGTCAAGAAGATTTAAATAAAAATCCTAAAGTAGTTGTAGGAACACCTGGTAGAATTTTAGATATGATTGAAAAAAGATATTTAGTAACAGAAAAACTTAAGATTTTAATTTTTGATGAAGCTGATGAAATTTTATCATATGGTTTTAAAGAAAATATTTATAATATTATTAAATATATTCCACGAGATACGCAGATATGTATTTTTAGTGCTACGATGCCTGATGATGTATTAGAATTAACAAATAAATTTATGAATAAGCCAGAAAGAATTTTAGTAAATAAAGAAAATTTAACACTTGAGGGTATTGTTCAATTTTATATTAATGTTAAAGTAAATGATTGGAAATTTGATGTTTTAACAGATATTTACGAAACTATTAATTTATCTCAATGTATAATTTATATTAATAGCAGAAATAAACTTATGGAAGTTAATGATAGATTAAAACATTTGGGTTATCCTGTAGAATGTATTCATGGTGAACTTTCTGGCGAATTAAGAAAAAATATTATGGAAGATTTTAAAAGTGGTAAGCTAAGAATTCTTTTATCAACCGATTTATTATCAAGAGGTATCGATATCCAGCAATTATCATTGGTTATTAATTATGATCTTCCAAGAGAAAGGGAAACATATATTCATAGAATAGGTAGATCAGGTAGATATGGAAGAAAAGGCGTAGCTATTAATTTTGTTACAGATAGAGATTTAGATCATCAGAATTCAATCCAAACCCATTATGACACGAAAATTGAAGAAATGCCACAAAATATTAATGATTATTTAAACCTTTGAACATTAAAACACTGAATATTTAAGTATTTTCATTAAATAACTAAAAAATGGAATTAATCTAGATGAAGATATTTCAAAAACATATTTATATTTTAAGAAGATTAAATCTGAAACTAAATCTAAGGATAAAACTAAAAGAAAATTAAAAAAGCTACATAGAGATAAAAATAATAGGGATTTTTAAATATTAAAAATAAATATTTAAAGATGATGCGTATATATAATAATAATATATTTGTTGTAATATTAAAATGAGTCTGAATATTGATAATACAGAGGATAAAAAGATAAACTTGAACCCTGAAGAAAATTCAGGGGCAGAATCTGTTATAAATATAAATTATAATAATGATTTGATTGGTGTAGATTTATTGGCTAATACATCAAAAAAAATAGAAGAAATTTCTGATAATGGTTATAATAGTGGTGGTGAAGAGTCAAATAAGAGTAATAAAGAAGATTTTAATTTTTTTTCAAATGGTGATACATCAGAAGAAAAAAATATAAAAGTAGATATTAAAGAAGTTCATACATCAGTTTCACCAGGAGTAACTGATCCTATTATGGAAAATAAAGTATATGGGGATGAATTTAAATCTATTCATACGATGTCGCCTAATGAAATTAAGAATGAAAAGATTGATATGCTTTATCAATTTAGAAAATTAGAGGGTCAAGGTATTAGAACAACAATGAATTATAATATGACATCAAATCTTGAAGATATGAGAACTGAATATTATAAATTAAAAAAACAAAGAGAAACTGAAAATTCTGTAAAGTTTCAAAGAAAAATTCTTATGGCTGCTGTAACGGGGGGGGAATTTCTTAATAATAAATTCTCACCGTTTGATATTAAATTAGATGGATGGTCAGAATCGGTGAATGATAATATTAATGATTTTGATGAGGTTTTTGAAGAATTAGCTGAGAAGTATACTGGTAAATCAGAAATGGCACCTGAAATTAAATTAGTCATGATGTTAGGTGGTTCAGCCTTTATGTTTCATTTAACACAAACATTGTTTAAATCTTCAATGCCGGGTATGGGAGATATAATGCAACAGAATCCTGATTTAATGAAACAATTTGCTCAAGCAGCAGTGGGATCTATGGCTAATAATATTAGAGAACCACCACCAATGCAGCCTAATATTCCAAGACAACAGCAGCAACAACCTCAGAGACCAGATATGGATGGGCCAGCGGGATTAGATGATTTAATAAATCAGATGAATTTACAACCTGATAATATACCTGATTTAGATAGTATATCACTGATGAGTGGTGATACAGATAGAAGGAGTCAGGGTGGGATTACACTAAACCTTTAAATTGCTTTTAATTCTTCAATAATTTTATCAATTTTTTGATTTTTATCTAAATTCATTTTTATAACTTTATTTCCTTTTTTGGGTACTAATGAATATTCGCTATCTTCATTAAAAAACTCAAACATAAAAATAACAACAGCAAAAGTTAATAGTATAGAAATACCTAAATCTCTTGTGGCCATAAAAATAACAAGAAATATTAAGATTCTTCTTGTATATTTGCTATTAATGATATTTTTTTGCGAATCATTTAATTCATTTACAATAAATCTAGCTCCTAAATTAATTATAACCATAATGATACCTATTAAATATTTATTATCGAATATACTATTTGTCGAACCTGAATTTATAATGTTCATATAATAAATAAATTATAAAAAAATTATATTTATTAATAATATATTAATGGGAGATTGGGGATGTCCGCTAGATATGGCTTTTAATACAGGTCCAACACAACAAATAAGTGTAAAAAAAACAAAGAAAAAGAAAAGAAAAGATATTATACAAGCAGATGAATTAAAAGTTTCTGATTATAATGAAAATGTTCAAGAAGTTGAACGAGATTTTGGTAAAATGAAACAAAAACTTCAACAAATTAAAGCTTTCGATGATGAATATAATATTTATGAACCCATTAGAAGACAACAATATATAAGTGAACAGCCGCAAATTCAAAGAACAGAAAATAATCTAAAACAAATATCAAATGAGGAATATCAAGCTTTTAAAGATTATCAATTACAGAGACAACATAAAAAACGTAACATTGTTGAACAATTTTCTAATATGAACGATGATTTTAACGATATTATTTTATTTGCTTTAACAGGTATTTTCTTTATAATTTTTACAGATTATATTTATAAATTAGGTAAAAAATCATATTAAAAAAAATATATTATTAATTATAAATGCCTAGTGGTTCACTTAAGAAAATTCCTACTGATGATAATATAAATCCTTTATTTGTTATTTTAGCTTTCGGGGGTGGTGCTTTATTGTCATCAATGTTATTAAAAAAAAAAGATGAAAAAAAAGCAATAGTAGAAAGGAATACAAAACAATGTAATCTATCTTAATAAATTTTTACTTTTATCTCTTATATTCATTAATGTATTTTCATTATAAACAAATTTACCATTAGGATTATGATCATCAATCATCCTATATTGTTCATTTGTATTTTTCTTTTTCTTATTATCACATTTATTTTGTAATTTTTTCTCTATATCCCAAGATATAAAAATTGTATTGGGGTGGAAATATAATAATTTAAAACCATTTTTCTTTAAAGTTTCAATAATATAATTTTTTAGATCATTAACATTGTATAAAGGTATGCCAAAAATAAATTCAGGAATTGTATAAATACAAAATGTTTGTTCTAATTCAGCATGATATTTGATTCTTCTATGTATTTGTAAAAGTATATCATCAAATTTTTTTAATCTTTTAAAATTCTTATTATTAATAGAATCATATAGATCGTTAATGTTTAAAGTACTCATTAAATATATATATAATATTTATAAAAAAAAATATGGGATATGACACACTTATTTTATCGGGTGGTTCTATAAAGGGTATAGCATTATTAGGTTCTTTTAAATATTTATTTGACAGTAAAAAAATAATCAAAAAAGAATTAAAACATATAATAGCTGCTTCTGCGGGTGCTTTATTATCACTTGTAATTTTATTAGATATAAATATTAAAGTCTTTTATAAAATTCTTAAACAAATGGATGTTGATGTCATTGATAAAGAAAATTTTGGTATTGAAAATTTTATAAATGATTTTGGTTTTTGTGATAATCAAGTTACAAAAAAATATGTTCGGTCTATTATTAAAAATATTCTTCATAGTGATAATATAACATTAAAAGAATTATATGATATATCAAAAATAAAATTTACAGTAAAAGTTTCTAATATTACAAAAAATGATATTGAATATATAAATTATTTAAATTATCCCAATATCGATTTAATAACTTTATTAACAATGACTACATGTGTGCCGCTTGTCTTTAAACCAATCTTATATAATAATTGTTTATATAATGATGGTGCTACAGGTGGAGGATTGCCGATTGAATATAATAAATCTAAAAACTATCTAGGAATAATCTTATATCCAATAGATATTAATAAAAAAGCAAAAAAATTTAAAAAAGATATTTTAAATTATTTATACAATGTGGTTTATATAAATAATCAAGCAAATGATTTTTATCATTATAAGAAACATAAAAATATTATTATTCTTGATCTTAAATTACCTTTAAAATTTAATGTTACCGAACAAGAAAAAGAAAATTTATTTATTGAAGGGTTTTTACAAACTAAAAAATATTTTAATGACTCATAACATATTTTCTCATTGATACTTTTGAGTTTACTCCTGGAACAACTCTATTATATTGATAAATTTCATTATGAAGTTTAGCCCATTTAATATATGATTTATCATCACGACTTCTAAGTTTAACAAGAACATCAAGTTCAGATAACTTTTTATCCCTCCATTCTTTAATTAATTCATTTTTCTTTTCAATATATTTTTTCTTTTGTTTTTGTTTATATTTAATATCTTCATATTTTTTAGCACTCTTTTTTTCATAATAAGAAAAAATACTTCTAAAATTTTTTTTTAAATAATCTATTTCTTCATTACTTAGATCCTTGTAATGGTATGTCTTTTCAACTCTTTTTTCTTCATAAAAATTAGTTTCTTTTCCAATCTTATTATTTAAATGTTCAACATAACCTTCATATTTCATCCCATTCTTATAAAGTTCTAAAGCTAAAGATTTATGTT